CGTGGTGCACGTCGTGGTCTGATGTGCCACCTGGTGATGGTGATGCGGTGGTTGACTTCGCTCGTACGTTTCTTCACGTCGATAAGGGTGTGCGTGCCGGTGGGCCGTTAGAACTGATCCATTGGCAGGCTACGTTGGTACGTGCGTTGTATGCACGTGATGAGGCTGGGCGTCGTCGCTATCGACGTGCTGTTATCGGGTTGGGTCGTAAAAATGGCAAGTCGTTGATCGGCTCGGTGATAGCGTTGCACGGTTTGATCGAGGGTGGTCACGGTGCTGAGGTGTATGCGGCTGCTGGTGACCGTCAACAGGCGCGTGTGGTGTTCGATGAGGCACGTCGCCAGGTGCAGCAGTCGGCTGCGTTGAGCGGTATCTGCAAGATCTATCGTGACGCTATCGCTGTACCGGCTACCGGCTCGGTGTTTCGTGTGTTGTCGAGCGATGCGAAACTGCAACAGGGACTGTCGCCTAGCACGGTTGTGTTTGATGAACTGCACGTGCAGCGTGACGATGAACTATGGGACGCGCTCACGCTAGGTTCCGGTGCGCGTGTTGATCCGTTGATCGTGGCGATCACCACGGCTGGGTACGACTTAGATTCGCTATGTGGCCGGCTATATCAGTATGGTAAACGTGTGTCTGGTGGTGAAGAGCCTGGTAAGTATTTCGGGTTCTGGTGGTGGCAGGCTGCCGATGAGTGTGATGCCGGTGACCGTGCGCAGTGGTGTGCGGCGAATCCGAATATCGATGTCGGCCTGCTCGATATCGAGGATATGGCGTTGGCACACCAGCAGACTAGTGATAGCGCATTCCGTCGATATCGTCTGAACCAGTTCGTACGTAGTCAGGAGTCGTGGCTACCGGTTGGTGTCTGGGAGTCGAGTGCTCGTCCTGATCTACCGTTGTTGCCTGATCTACCGTTGTATGTCGGTGTGGATATGGCGTTGAAGCACGATTCGGTGGCGGTGGTGTGTGCACAACAGCAGGACGGACTGGTGGTAACTAGGGCAAAGATATGGTATCCGCAGGAGACTGGGCTGGACGTGTTCGCTGTTGAGCAGTATCTGCGTGAGTTGCACGCTGAGTATGCGGTTCGTGAGTTTGCTTATGACCCTGCTTACTTTCAGCGTAGTGCTGAGCAGTTGGTTGATGACGGTCTGCCTATGGTCGAGTATCCGCAGAACCGTGGCCGTATGATACCGGCGTGTGGCAACGCGTATGAACTGATCGTAAACAGGCGTGTGGTGCACGACGGATCGCCTACGTTTGTTGATCAGGTGCTTTCGGCTGCTCAGCGTATGACTGATGAGGGTTGGCGGCTGAGCAAAGGCAAGAGCAAGCGCAAGATCGACGCTGCGATTGCACTAGTGATGGCATTAGACCGTGCTACGATGGTAAATAGGCATAGCACCACGCCAAACGTCATCGACATCTGGGAAGGCGACAAATGAACGAACGTATCACCACGGTAGCGCAGTTGCTGGGTGTGGCGTTGGTGATCACCGGTGTTGCGTGGTTCTCGGTTGCTGTTGCTTGTATCATTCTCGGTGTGTTGCTAGTGGTGGTGGGTGAGTTGCGATGAGCCTATTCAAGGGTGAGCGTCGTGCGCTACCGGCGACGATAGATCCGTATCAGGTCACTGCACGTCCGTTGTACGGCAACTACTCAGGTGAGGTGATCAACGAGGATACGGTGTTCGCATCTAGTGCGGTGTTGGCGTGTGTTACGTTGATCGCTGATTCTATCGCTACGATGCCGTTAGAACTGACCCGTATGCGTGGTGGTCGTGTTGAGTTGCTACCGACACCGAGTGTGTTGATCAAACCAAATGCGTATCAGTCGATGTTCGAGTTTGTACATCAGTTGGTTAGCACACTGTTGGTGCACGGGTGTGCGTACATCTACGCACCACGTCGACCTGGTGAACTGCCACCTGAGATGCGTGTGATCCACCCTAACCGTGTGAAAGATGTGATCGACGCGGATAACGGGTTCGTCTACTATGAGATCGATAAGCAACGTTATGAGATGACCGATATCCGTGGTATCCATTGGACGGTGTTGGCCGGTCAACGTCGCGGTATCTCACCGTTGGATTCGCAACGTAACACTATCGGTATGGCCGTGGCGATGGATCGATTCCTATCGGCGTTCTACGGTGATGGTGCTACACCGAGCAGCGTATTGGAGACTGATAAGCCGTTGACGAACGAACAGGCACGTATTATGCGTGAGACGTGGGAAGATTCGCATTACAAGCGACGTCGCCCTGCGGTGTTGAGCAACGGTTTGAAGTGGCGCAGCATCACTGCGAATGCGGCTGATATGCAGATGCTCGAACATCGTGAATCTATCGTGCGTGACATCGCACGTGTGTACCGTGTGCCGTTGAATATGATCAGCGGTACGGGTGGCGATTCAAACACGTATCAGAACGTCGAGCAGGCCGGTATCAACTTCGTACGTTACACGCTACTGCCGTGGATGCGACGTATCGAGGATTCGCTGAGTGAGATGTTGCCGATTACGCAACACGTGCGGTTCGACGCTGAGGAGTTCGAACGGGCTGATCTGACGACACGTGTACGTGCGCAGCAGATAGAGATCGCTAGCGGTACGTTGACCCCGAATGAGGCACGGTTGGACAACCACCGTGAACCGTATGAAGGTGGCGATCAGTTCTATATGTCACCTGAGCCTACTAAGCCGTTTGGTGTGGACGCTCAACCACCGTTACGGTAGGACACGTGAAGACTGAAATGGTCGTCATCGATCTAGATGAGACGATGGTGACTAAAAGCCGCTATCCGATACGTGCCGTGGTCGAATCGGTGAACCGGTTGGCGTGTCGTGTGTTCGTGTTGACTGGTCGTGAAGAGGCGCAACGTGAACAGACGTTGAAAGATCTGGACTTCGCACGTATCGTGTATGATGAACTGTCGTTGATGCCCACGATAGATATGAACATCGCTGAATATAAACGTGCGACGGTAGAACGGCTGCTGGTTGATTACGATGTGCTTGCGTTTGTCGATGACAACGATGACAACCGTGCTGCTGTTGAGTCGCTCGATGTCTATGTGATGACACCTGACGAGTTCGTAGATGCTGCCGTCAACTCAGGGCTGTTCGCAGAAGATGAGGATCTGGTCGGCTATGAGACACGTGAAGTGAGCCGTGTCGCCCCTAGTTTTATGGCTGCGTCTGCACGTCGCGGTTTGCGTTTACACGAAGAAGGTGAATCGGGTGACGGGCTGATGCCGGCGACGGTTGCTGACGCTGGGCGTATGGTGAACGGTGAGCCGTTGAGCGTAGACAAGTGGCGGCGCATACCTGGGTGGATAGCACGCCATATGATGGACTTAGATGCTGTTGACGGTGATGAGATCACACCTGGTTTGGTGGCGATGTTGCTATGGGGTGGCGGTTCATCTAAGTCAAGTGCTCGACGTACACAGGCGTATGCTGAGCGTATGGTCGAGCGGTTGGCCGCCGATGAAGAACGTGCTCAACCGCGTAAACCGAACGGTCAATTCGGCACTGGCGGCGGCGGCGATACACCGGCTGCTGGTGACGGTGGTGCGGCCCAGCCGTACAGCAAGTCTAAACCAGGCAGTGAGAAGTACGCCGATTCAACACAGGAGAAAATGCGCGATGAACAGGCGTCGGCGGTGGGTGATATGGGGTTGTCTAGCCCTGAAAGAGGTGCGATCAACAACTACACACACAGCGGCCACAAAAACGTGAATAAAGCAGCGCGTGGCGCACCACCACCACCGCTAGAAGGCAAGAAACTAGCAACAAACCAGAAACGGGCCGACATCATCGACGGTGTTATTCAACGATCACCACCGATCAGTTCACCTATCGTAGTTGAACGTGGGGTGAATATCAGAGCGTTGGGTGCACGCCAGTCTGGTGATATTGAAGGCTTAGTCGGCAGTGAGTTCACCGACAACGGAATCATCAGTACAACGTTGAGCAGCAAAACCGCTATGCAGTTTCAACGAGGCACGATGGACACGACGATGGTGATAAACGTGCCGAAAGGATCTAAGGCGTACGCAGTGCCGGACGCATTGGAATACTTCAACCCTATGGATGCCTCGTTCGAGCGAGAGGTGTTGCTACCACGTGGCACGAAGTTCAAAATCACCAACTACGACAAAGGTAAGAACAAGGTGTACGTCGATGTGGTGTCAACCGACGGACGTGCCGCCACCGTCAACAGTGAAGAACGTGCTCAACCACGTAAACCGAACGGCCAATTCGGTAGCGGCAGTGATGGCGGTGCGCCGACTACCGGTGGTGAGGGTGATGCACCGGCTGGTAACGGTGACGCGCCACGTGCACCACGCCCTGGTATGGGTGATGTACCGCTCGACGCCGGCACTGTTGCGTCGATGCGCGGCGGTTCAGGTGAGAAGCACTTAGAGACGTTGCCTGACGGTACGGTGCAGTTCACCGCTGAGCGTCAAGCGTTGCACGATCAGATAGTGCAAAGTACGCTTGACGGTGTGCCATCATCTGCAAATCCGACACTTCATATGATGGGCGGTGGTGCTGCCGCTGGTAAGTCTTCGATGGTGAGTAGCGGCCAGGTCGAGATACCTGGCAAAGGTCAAGCGGCGCAGTTGAATGTCGATGATACACGTAGGGCGTTACCTGAGTACGGTGCAGGTCTCGCCGCCGGTGACACCAATATCAGTGCGTTCACACACGAAGAATCGTCGTACGTCACTAAACGAGCGATGCAAGCCGGATTCGAACGTAAAACAGACATCGTGCTTGACGGCACTGGCAATTCCAGTGCGACCAGCCTCAATAAGAAGATAGACGGTGCACGCGCAAACGGCTACCAAGTCAACGGATATTACGCTACCGTACCGGTGGCTACCGCTATCCAGCGGTCAGATGCACGCGGCAACAACCCGAACAGCCCAGACTTTGGACGGTTCGTGCCACACGCGGTGATCGGTGCACAACACGCAGCAGTGGCCCGTGTGCTGCCTACCGTCGCACCGCGTTTCGACAGTGTGAAACTGTTCGACACCAGCGGTGCAACACCACGGCTGTTGATGCAAGGCGGTAAAGGCACTATGACTATCGTGGATCAGGCCGGTTTCGATTCATTCAAAGCGATAGGAGACGGTTGATGATACAGGCTAGCGAGAGCGAGCGCGTCTATGTAGAGATCCTGCTTGGTATTCCACGTAGCAAGAGTACGGTGCGTATGCGACCTGAGATCGAACGGTTCTGGGACGAGTTGACTGCTGAGGTGAAGCAGATGCGTGCAGATGGCAAAGGTTTCCTGATCCCCAGCGAGTTTCCTAGCGTAGCACCCACCGACGGCACACAAGTGCCGGATCTACGTGCTCAGCCGCGTAAACCGAACGGCCAATTCGGTAGCGGTAGCGATGGCGGTCAATTCGACTACGGTGGCGATCCGCCACCTGGTTATTATGCTGCTGGTGGCCCAGGTGCGCCGGCTGCTGGTAGCGCACCTGCGTCAGCCGGTAGCGAATCATACGCCGCAGAACTAGAAATAAAACTGCAAGATCAGCAAGCCGGCACTGTCGGTGTAGACAAGTTGACCGGTATTGAAGAAGACGATTTGCGATCATACACCGGATTCGGTCACTATGACGTGAACAAGGCGGCGCGTGGTGCGCCACCGCCACCGCTAACTGGTGATAGACTCAAAAACGCCAACGAACGAGGTGAATCGGTCAACGGTATCATCAACCGTACACCGCCGTTGACTGAGCCTATCGTCGTGCAACGTGCAGTCGATACGAGGGCACTTGGTGTAAAGAGTACCAGTGAACTCAGCGGTTTGGTGGGTGCTGAGTTCGTTGATAAGGGCATCGTGAGCACCTCATTGAGTAAAAAAGTGGCGCAAAAGTTCTCGGACGACGCTGTATCCGCTAACCTGGTGATCAACGTACCAAAAGGCAGTAGAGCGTATGCGGTGCCTGATGGGTTGGGTTTTGATGGCGCGTCTGAGTTCGAGGTGTTGCTGCCGAGTAACACGAAGTTCAAGATCACCAAAGTCGTGAATAACGAGGTGTACGTCGATGTGGT